CCCAGTTGTTTTGCCTCAATAATCTGAGCCTCAGAGAGTCCCTTTTCGGATCGTCAAAACCCATGAGCTTGAGGAAAGCTTTAGATGGGCCAACCATTTTCCTTCTTTCTTTATCAGAAGTTCTATCTCCGATATTGGAATACACGTCACCAAAGAACCGATCAACTCGATCAAGTGCTTTGTAATAAGTTATAGACGGATCATCCTCTACTTGAGTTTTATCCGCCAAATTTGTAAGATTCCTATCAACCTTTATTTTAGAATCTAGTGGGGGTTTGAATGCACTGAGTAATTCCAATTGGTTGCTAACAATTTCAGCAACTTCTGACTTTTGTTTGTTGCTATCCTCAGTGTATACAATAGAAACTTCTTGTGGCCCGCCGAAAGGATCTGGATAGCTTACATCATAGATCGTTCTGGTTAGTTCATCTACCTTAATTGCCTTATTTATTTCACCAGAGAATGTTGTCGGCACATAAACTGGAAGACTGTTACGTAGCATCGCCGCAATTGTAAGTGGATTGTTGTCGAACAAACCAAACTTCTTACCACCATCAATAACTGTGCGGTATTGAATTCTTTCCTTTTGAACATACGTTTTAGTAAATGGATTCCACCAGCTACGATCTGGAGTTCTGGCGGAATTCATCAGCGCAAGAGGAATCTGATATAGATCAGATACTTCTTGTGGGGTCAGCGGCTTATAACGCTCAAACACTCGTTGTGCCAACTTGTTTGAGAGTTCATTAGAATCAATGACGTCTGTATGGTTAGACGGTAATCCGTAAAGGGAAGACTTCTTGATGCGGGCCACGACTCCTTTCTCGACAAGGAAGTCGAGTTGGGTGTCGATCATTTCCGTTAGAGCTTCGCCCATCAGAGTGGTCGGCTTTTGTTTCTTGGCGGCAACTTCTGGTTGTGCAACTTCTGGTTTCGGAGGAGCGACATCGGTATCTGGCTTGAGCAAGCCCATCTTGACCATTGCCTTACGGACGTGCTTGGTAGCTTTCTTCGGATCTAGTCCTTCGGCAGATGCATTATTAGTGAGTTTAGTTTCCTCATCATTACTGATATTAAGTGCATCTTGAGGATTGGTCGGAGTCTGAGCAACAGCGGGAGCGGCAATAGCGGGGGCCGCTGGCGCAGTTTCCGTTGGGGCTTGTGGTTCGGCCACAGCTTTAGCCGCTTTAGATTTCGGCTGTTTCTTCGGCGCAGTAGTAGCCTCCGCTGTAGTGGTAACAGTAGGAGTAGCTGGAGCAGGAGCGGCGGGAGCTGGAGCTTGTGGTTGGGCCACAGCTTTAGCCGCTTTAGCTTTTGGCTGTTTCTTCGGAGCCGTGACTGCTGGAGCTGGCGGCGTAACTTCTACTGGAGGTGTGATTACTGGCGGCGTAACGTTTTCGTCCTCTTCGATTGGAGACGGAACTTGTTTCACCTTTGGAGGATCAGCGATTTCTGATGCCGCTTCCTCTTCTTTGATGATAGTCTTGAGAACTCCTTTGACCTCTTCTGGATCAGCATCTTGTAGGGCTTGCTTGATCTTCTTGACGCGCTCTTTGCGTGGCTTGGGAACCTTATCAGCAATCGGAGTTGCCGCTTCTGTCTCTTCGGCGACGGCTTGTTCTGTGGCGGCTGTCTGTTCTGCAACTTGTTGCTGCACAGCTGGACGTGCTGCCGTGAGACGCTCAAGCACACTGTTGATGTTGTCAGTCAGACGTTGTTTGGTTTCTGGCGTATTGTTCGGTGTCGGAGCTAGACCCTCATTGATCGCATTGATCTGCGGTGTGTCATCGGAATAGCTAGTGCGTTGGATATTAACTCCAAGCACATCGCCGACATTGTTATCAAGATATTCTGCGACATCACGCAATTCTTGTGAGCCATAGTAGTTATTGATCTGCGCTCCAGATGTCTTGTTAAACCATCCGTCACTAACGCCGAATACTGGATACCATTTCTTCGGAGCAACATCTTTTTTGCCACCAGCACCAGTGCTTTGATAGAACGGGACTCGAACGCCATTGACTACAGCAACAACCACTGGACGACCAGCCATGTTGACGGCTCTAGCTTGACCAGTCTGTTCAGTGACAGGACTATCTGGATCTTCCGCGAACTTGTGTTTGTACGGAATCTCAGCGAACTCAACGTTGTTGCCGTTGATCACAACAGGATTCGCGAGAGCAGTCTCAACTTCCTCTTTGAGGTTGAGGGTAATGGGAGCCGCTTGCTGGTTCGGAGCTGTGGTTTCAGGAGTCACGGTTCCGGATTCGGGGGCGGCTTCGGCTGGCTTGCCAGCGTTGACAAGACTATCTGGAGTAAGGACAGCTGGCGACGATTCGTTTTCGTCTGCGCCAGCTTGTTCTTTTACAGTGACTCCTTCAACGGGAGCCGCTTCCTCTTCAACAGTAGGAACAGCGGGAACTTGTGGGGGGCTGACTGTTGCTCTGGCTTCAGCAAGTTTAGTGCGAGCAAATTCAGCTCGTCCAGAACGTGGGGAAGTGAGGATGGTAAAGACAGTCTGAGCAGAGATCGGACTAGTTTCGGCAAGCCTGTCGCTGATATCTTTAGATACTTGGTATTGTGCAGCAAGACGTTGGTCGGCAGTTCCCTGTCTAACGATAGTATCTCTGACGGCTTTGATAGCTGGAACTCCAGCACCCATACCAGCACCAATAAGGGCTGAACGACCAGCTTGTTCCAAGCGTTGCAAGAAGGGAGTGTCTTGATCAGTGGCGGCATCGGAGACAAAACCGTTGATGAACTCGTCAAGACCTTCTTCAACACCTTCGTCAAAAGAGTTCTTGAGTGCTGTCGTACCAAAATTCGTCGCTCCGAATTTCTTCATGGAATCAGCAACAGCGGAAGATACAACAGCAGTAAACTCATCGTCAGAGATGTCGTCTACTTTAGAGATTTTTGAGAGAATGTTTTTGAGCTGTCTCTTAGTAGCACCTCCGAGCAACGCATCTTCAATACCGGTTCTACCTAAAGCAGCGAATCCAGAAGTAATTGCGGCTGTAATCGCACCACTGATAAGACCAGCTCCCAATGCGCGGTCATGCATTTCTTCTGGTGACAGCTTGCCATCTGCTTGCAACTGCGCGTAGACGGAAGCGTAAGTCGAACCAGCAGAACGGTTGAACGCTGGAATGGCCATCGCAGAAGTGGTTCCAATCGAACTTGCAAGAGAACTATTGTATGCGCCAATAGCCTTCATTGCTCCTTTCATACCAGCCTCAGTTGTAGACTCCTTAATAAGACCAGCGGCAAGAACTCGCTTCGCGGCTTGTTCCGCAGTTTCTTCTGGAAGCTGACGAAACGCGCTTGTAGTAACTGCCTTCAACAGACCTTTGGCTGTGAGTCTGGCTCCAGACTTCGCAGTGAGATAGGCCGCAGATCCAAGTGGAGAAGTAACTCCAGTAAGGAGTGCGGTCGCGCCAATATCAACAAGCATCGGAGCAACAGTCTCCATGAAGTCTTGACCAGCACCAAACTCAGTACCAAAGAGACGAGCAACTTCGCGGCGGTTGGTACGCTCCTTGATGTTGCCAATCATGTAATCACGCGCCCAATCAGCTTCAAGAAGCATTGGAATAGCTGCGCCCAATTCTCCGAATGCGTCTTGGATAGACTCGCCGATACCAGAAAGTCTGGCAGACATCTCGCTGAAATTGGTCTTGTCTTTGGAGAACGCATCCAAGATCTCGTAGTCTTTCATGCCGTTGGCACGTCCTGCTTGTAGAGCATTGAGCCATTTTTCGGACAAGTCTGATTCCGTTAGGGTCTTGTTATAGTGGTCAAAGTTCTGCTGTAGGAACGGAGTACGTTGCGCCGCAAGATCATTGCGTTGCTCCTCAGTCAATTGAGGGTTCGCGTTGATGGACTGCAAGAACTTCTCTTCGTTCGCCATGACCAACGGATTGACCAATGGGCCAGCAAAGCCGACGTTTCGGACGTTCTTGTATGCTTCTTCGTCTTCGTAGACTTTGAACTTATTACCACCGTTCGCCTTCATATAGGCGATCTGAGTAAAAGCTTTTTTCACTTCTTCATCAGAGAATCCTTCGTTCTCTGGGAGCATCTTATTAACATCCTTACGAATCTGTGCAAAGTCTGGCTGTTCATTCTCAGTCAGCTCGCGACCATCGGCATCAGCCTCTGCGAGTTTGTCAGCATATCGGTCTAGAATGGAGTTGGAAGTCTCACCCCAAATTGTTTCGATTACAGATCCTGCTTCGAGATATCGTTGAACTTTGTATACTTCTTCGTTATATCCCTTTGGGATTCTAGTCTTCGCCACGACGCCAGAGGCATCAGCAAATGAAACATCGCCTTTTTTACTATTGCGGATAGCATCTCCAAGATTATCTTTATTGAAGGACGGACCGACAATAAATTCTGGTTTGCCATCTTCTCCAGTAATCTTTGCAATCGGGATCTCTCCACTTAACGCCATGCGTCTTTTAGCGTCATCATAATAACGATCTGCGACGGATTGTGCCGCAGTGAAAAGTTCTTCTCCACGTTGTCTGGTTACTTCATCTTGCTCGACTCCCTCTGGATTGTATTCTTTAAACGTAAGATATTTAGAGGCGGTCTCCCACTCAGCTGTTTTGTAATCAAATGTAGACTGGATCGACTTTAGTTTAGAATCAAGATCAGTATCAGACTCAGCGTCAATTTCATAAAGTCGTTTATTCAGATCTTCTCGATTGATCTGTTCTGTCTCTACAAGTTCGTTGAGACGTTGTACGGTTGTATCGCGAATTTCTTTTTCGACGTAGTCGTCATAAAGATTAGCGTCAACGTATTGTTCCCTAACATAATTACCCCAATTAACTCGATCTCGAACTATATCTCCAGAAGAGTTGTCCGTTCTCCAATCAGAAAACGCTTTAAAGTCCGGTTCTTTTTGGATCAATTCGTCTTCCTCTTCTAACGAAGGCAATTTATCTAGTTCTGACATAGCAGTACTTTCTGTAGTATATGGTTAGGGTATGTTATTGAGATTTTCTAGAGATAGTAGATTGTTCGGCAATTCCACCAGTTAGTTCATCGATCATGGAATAAGTTCCTTCAAGAGTATCGGAGTAGAGTTCATCAAACCCAACGTTAGATAGGTCTTTATTCTTGAAGGATGGATTCAAACGTTTAAACATGATCTCCAAAGTTTTCTTCTGCTGTGGAGTATACGACGGAGCAGCTGTACCAGATGGGGTAGCACCAAACTGTCCTTCACCTTCAGATGGCAGGTTTCCGGATTGGGGTTTCATGCCAAGGATCGTGTTCAGCTGATCATTAAGAGAAGCCAACTGAGATTTTGTTTGGGCAACACCCAATTCTGCGGCTTTTTCTTGTTGGAGTTTTTGTTGTTCGGCTTTTGACTTCGTCGTAGCATACTCTTGTTTCGATTGTGCCAAACGAGAAATAGCGTCAAATGCTTTCCCAGAATTTAAAATATCTTGGGCGGCTTTAACGTCACCACCACCAGCAGCTTCAACAGCTGCTTGCCGAACGAGTGTTTGATCAGCCGCTTTTGTTTTCAGAGCATTGACAGTATTATCGAATACGTTATTCAGTGCTGAGTTTCTGGAAGTATATGGAGAAAATTGGAGGCGTAATTTTTCAGCAGCCATAGTTCCAGTAGCCGCGTCGATATTAGGATCGTCAATCAACTGACTAAGTAATGGTTGAATCTTGGGTAGAACTTCGTCCAACTCCATTTGATTCTTAATCTTCCTGCGGTCTTCATCGAGATTAAGCTTTGCCCGCTTCATCTCTATGTCAGCCTTTTCGCGGAGCATTCTGAAATTTACGAGTTCTTTCTCTCGCTCAATCTCATCTCTGAGACCAGAAAGTTCCATTAGTTCGAGACTCTCACGACCTTCTTGAGAAGTGCTTCCGAGATTACGACCAGAAAAAAAGTCACCCTTCATGGGTGAGATGTCTCTAGAATAATCAAAGTCTTCCATTTTTGTTATTGTGCTAAAAGAGTATTAATCTTCCTCTTCTTCCTCTTCTCCCTCTACAGGATTTTGTTTCCTAAGTTCCTTCAAGTATGCCGCTTCTTGTTCTCTTTGGGTTCTACGTTGCTGCGAACTTAATTCTCTACGAGCTTTCGTTTCTTCTGCTGTGAGAACACCACGGCCTATTCCAGCTTCTTTAAGAGCATTTATTGCACCAGTCAAACCACCCTCTCTAGTTATAAGTGTTGAAGGGTCAATACGCATATCAAGTGCTTTTCTAAAAAGCCTTTTTGCTTCACCCTCTGGGGATTCAATCGAACGGCGAGAGTCCGCCATCGTGCGGAATCCGACTGGTTCTTTTTGCATCTCTGCCAAACGATCAAGATTTGGAGTTCTAACAAAAGCTTGAGAAGATTTTCCTTTCCAACCTTCGCCACCGAAAGCTCCAGAGGCTGCTGACCTCTTCCGAGCTTCTTGCTCTTCTTGGGCAAATGTAGACATCGTAGACTTTGGTTTGTCGTACTTACCAGCGTAAAGCCTATCAATGAACCCGCCAATTTCTAGTGGTGAAAGATTCAAGTCATCAAGCCTTATATTTGGGTTAGCAGCAAACTCAGAAGGCTCCGCCACCATCTCTTTGGAAAATGCTTGTTCTGGAGTAAGCCCTTTTTGTCGGGCCTCCCACAAAGAAGAAGCCAATAAACGGCGTTTTTTCTTGATCTCCTCATCATCCGTTGGAGGAGAATAAATACTTGGGTCAGAGAGGGCCATGAGCAAGATTAGGGTATTAGGATTATAATGTCAACACATCACCAAAGGTACTTACACGCCCAATGGCGGGCGGTCGTTTTGTCATTCGCGGTCTTACAGTTGTGTCTAGACCGGAAATTGGCCCGCCGCTTAGGATCTTTGTGTTGGGTATAATCTTCGTAGCCTCTAGCCCCAAACGAAACTTTTTTAATTTTTTCTCCTTCTTTGCCCAAAACTACAAACTTCTTTGGAGAACCTGCTGGTGCCTTCTTCGGTTTGTTAAATCCTGCATACTTCTCACCCATATACTGAATTTGACCGGAGGGTAACCGTTTAAATCTGGGAGTAGCCACGTGCAAATTTTAAATTATATTTTAAATTTGTCAACATCTTTTAAAAATATCTGGAGGTGTCAATAATTTTCTCACCCCCTATATATAAAAGTGTTTTCTATTTTGGCTTACCTAATGTGTCCGACACACTAGCTACGTCGTTATATAAAGACTTTTTGAAGTGGGGGGTACGGCTAGTCAAGAAGAGCCGATTCGTGATTCGACAGCGCGTTCCGCAACGTTTGAAACGTAACCTGTTTCCTGAACCCACTACTCATATCGTCGTTCGGTGGCTCCATTGCCATCAGCCCTAATTGCTGACGGGCGCAGTCCATTGCGAGAAATGCAGCGTCAGCCAAGTCCGGCGACCGACCGAATCTGGCTTTGAACTCTGGCTTGGACTCGATCTTGACTTTGAGCGTTCCGCCTTTGACCAGATCGTAGTTTCTGGCACAGATCTCTTGAGCAAGATCTGCGGAGATTCCGTAGACCTGTTTGGTTCTCATGAGTTCCTTCCCCACGAACCAGAGTTCGGATACACGATTCGTGTAGAGTTCTTCGCCAGTCAGCTTGCTGTTTGCGCTGACCCGCTTGTTCGACGCTTTCCCGCCGAAACTGACACGGAGGATCGATGCAGACCACTCGCCAGCCAGCACGTCACAGAATGGAGCGCCAGCGCCAGTGGCGTCAACCGCTACGTTTTCTGGCATGATGTTCCGTCTGATGCAATGGTCTTTGATTTGCCTCACGATCTGGTATGTCCGTGGGATTGCCTTATTAGTAGCGTCGTCGTTCAAGTGGATGGCTTCGTCAAACTCGATGACGTAGTGTCCCGCCTTATTATATCCGACTTTGGCGGTATAGAGGATCGTTCGGTCTCCGCCGTTGGTAAAGGCAGGATCTAGACCAGCCACCGTGATCGGCTTCGCGGCCCACTCGACTTTGCTCATGGACTTGCTCGTCGCAATCTCCGCCTCACTGTAGATTCCTTGGGTTTCGTCGCTGTCAAAGAAGACAGCACGGACCATCCGCATATAGCCGCGAGACTCCTGTCCGAGCAAAGCCCTATCCTCCGCCAGCTTCTCCTCCGTCGGGAGCCACGGATAAAGGGTCTCGCCAGCCAGAATGTTGGGACTTCGCTCGCCGTCTAGCCGCAGATAGTAGCCGTTCCATTTGGTTTCCCAATTATCTGCTGTATTAGTATCTACAGAATCCCAGCCCTTTTTCGGCTCTGCCCACACACCGAATGCGTCAAATCGGCTGTTTGGGTTGGACATCCCGATCATCTGGAGGGAGGGGTTTTTCGATAAGTTGGTCAGACCAGCGTGTAGAATCGCCTCCGAAATTTCGGAAAGCTCGTCCGCAATGACGATCACCCGTTTCTGCTTGATACCGATGAATTTACCGACGGCTTCGCGAGTCTTACTCTTTTCGGCGGCGATCAGCATCAGACCAGCCCGCTCAATCAAATCTCCGCTTTCGTTAATGTAGGCTACGCTACCAATTGAATCCCGTATCTTGCACGGTGCTTCCTGAACCACAGTCAGGAGCGAGATTACGGAACCCCAGATACGGCGTCGGGCTTCACGCAAAGTGGTACTGGTCATCATGACCAGCGTGTCTTGTGGCTGCGAGAGCCAGTTGATGATGCCCCATGCCGCAAACGTGTGGGACTTTCCACTCGATGCGGAGCCACCGACGGCGAGATATTTATTGCGTATAGCCGCCCGTATCATCTGTTCGGCCCACGGATGTCGGACCATCAGAGGCTCTGGCAGATCTGAATTGTTCCACAGTTCGTCACAACATCTCCAGAAGTAATATTCCTTTGCCTTCGCGTTGGTGTGGTTGGCGAAACCGAATAAGAGAGCGGTAATGAGATTGGTTGGAGGGATCAGAATTCCACCGACATCCATCTTCTTTGTCGTTGGGTCGATGCGCGGCTCCAACATTTTTTTATTTTTTTCTTCTGAAGTACTCATTTTTTTCTTGCGCGGTTATCTTACGTACTATAAACATTCCGTCAACAACCAATGAGTGATGATTCGGAGACCGAAAATTTAGTCCTTGAGAGGGCTTTGGAGATGTACGCCAAAGACTACAAAATCAAGACGATTGCAAAAGAACTTAACGTCCACGCTGGAACCATCCGCCGCTGGTTCAAGAAGGCTGGCATTCCCGCTAAGAAGAATGGATTCGCCAGACCGAAGAACAAGCCAGTTGCTGATGTATATACCGACCAGCTGGCTGTTGATCTCGAAGGAAATCTAGACGGCTACACCGAAGACGCTATCCGTCTTGCCAAACATGATGCCCGTATCGCAGAGGACTCCGCTTTGATGGACATCGCCGAAGCGCAGTCTACGCCAGCAGACAAGTACCAGCACTACATTGCCGCCGCTGGAATTAAGCTGTTGCGGGACTCTATGAAGAATCTCAAAGGCCCACGAACTGTTCGTGAGCTTTCTGAACTGGACCAATTGATCCGCCGCAATTTGGGACTGAACGCAAAAAGTGGTGGCGGACAAAGCAAAATGCACATTGACATCTCAATCCTCAACAATACAAAAGCAGATCGCGGTGACGGTTCCGTTACCAGAATGAAACCAACAATCATTGATGTAGAAGAATAATATGTTTAAGCACGTAATCCCAGAATTCAACCCGAACTCGCTAGTAAAGAAGAATCTTCCTAATGGGGATTTTAATTTCGAAGTCAAAACACTAGCTGGTCTTCACTATAGAACATTCCCCCACACAGCTAGAGAAGTATTCTTCTTACAGACGCTGAGTAAGGGAAGCACAATCCACGTGCCAGAAAGTGGTGACGGAGTATTGGTTAGGGCCGACATAATTGACTATTTACACGAACGATGATCGATCGGCGTTTCACCAAAGAAAACCAAAGTCTTATTCTGGCTTTGGTATCTGAAGAATTTTCTTGCGAGCCGTCGGATATTTTTAGTAAGAATAGATCCGCTAGAAATTCTAATGCGCGGCACGTCGCGATGTCTCTGATGAAAATTTTGTTGGACTGCACTCTAGCGGAGATAGCCCACTTATTTAATCGGGATCATTCAACGGTGATTCATGCCAAACGGAAAATCGATTCCAGTAAAAAGCTTCAGGAGACCGCTCTTAAAGTCGCCAAGAAATACAAACTTGCGACTGATCAAAAAGAAGAATGATCATCGGTATCGACAACGGACTCGACGGCGGACTATGTGCGATATCGGCACACGACGGATCTGTCATCGATAAGTGGGCGACACCGACATTTGAGCGAGCTGGCAAGCGGGAAGTAGATACCAAGACTATCTACAACTGGATCACCGACCTGCACACCGAAGCATTGATCGCGATTGAGGAACCGCTGAAACACGCGAAGTCCTCACAAGCGATGCGTTCGATGGGGATCTCGTATGGGAAAATCCTTGGCATGTGTGAGTCACACCACCTTAAAGTCAAGCCGATCCAAGTTCTGGACTGGCAAAAGGACATGCTCGGCAAAGTGCCGAAGTCCCAAACAAAAACCTTTGCGCTACGTAAGGCGCAAGAACTTGCTCCGGAAGAGGACTGGCGCAAAAATAATCGTTGCACGGTACCACATGATGGTATCGTTGACGCCTTCCTCATAGCACAATATGCCAGAAAAAAATATGGATAAGATCAAAGAAACAATCGAACAGTGTCTCAACGACGAAGAGGAGATCCTGCTCGCTACCGGATTCGAAGATGCCTTCATGGGGATTGCCCGCCAATTCGGTAGGCCATTTGCCGTATACAATTTTGAGAAGTGTCTTGAAATCTTAGAACAAGACATGGCTCCAGACGACGCAATCGAATACTTCTACTATAATGTCGAAGGCGCATACGTCGGCGAAAACACTCCGGCATTCCTGTCTTGGGCCGACGGATATGAGGCCACTTAAAATTTTTCAATTTTTTTCTCGACTCCTTAACGAAGTTGTGGTAAGTGCTGTCTCGAATGAAGACACTATACCCGAAACAAGAACTAGCAAAAGACTTTTACCTTAACTGCCAACGCCAGAAGATCAACACGCTGGACAGCTCTAGCGTCGGCACTGGCAAGACCGTAGTGGCAGTCCATCTCGCAAAGGAACTTGGCGCACCAGTAGCTGTCCTTTGCCCGAAAGCTGTCATACCAGCGTGGCAGCGCGAGTTTGCAGAACATGGCGTTGTGCCAGAGTTCGTCCTCAACTTCGAGAAAGTCCGCAATGGCAAGACCAAATGGATGTCCAAAGCCGGTAAGAAGATCATGCGGTGGAACCTGAACCCTGATTCCTTGATCCTTGTCGATGAGATCCATAAATGCAAAGGGCCGTACACGCAGAACGCACAGCTGGTAATCTCGCTGGTACAGCAGGGCTTCCGTGTTCACGGCATGTCTGCCACAGCCGCCGAAGATCCTACAGAGATGCGGGCTTTAGGATTCCTGTTGGGACTACACTCACTCAATAAGCCAGAGAAGGGACTGTCTAGCTGGTACAGCTGGATGATGCAACACGGATGCTATCAAGACGATTGGGGTGGCTGGAAGCTGTCGAACCGCAGTAAGCTGGCTCTGGTTCGCCAAGCAATCTATGGGGTCAACGCTAACAAACTGACGCCAGCGGACTTTCCAGACTCGTTCAGAAACAACCGTGTGTTCGTCGAGCCGACCGAATTCAAAGACCTCAAGAAGATCGACAAAGCCTATGAGCAGTTGGGCCTCACGCCAGCGATCATCGACGAGTACATCCTTAACGGAACCGTAGCAAATAGCGAACACGTTCTGGTGAACATACTCAAAGCCCGCCAGTTGGCAGAGTCGTTCAAAGTCCCAGACATTGCTGAAATGGCAGAGGACTTTATTGATGGCGGCAACAGCGTGGCGATCTTCGTGAACTTCACAGATACCGTCAATTCGCTGTGTGGGCTGCTCAACTGCCCCAAGATCGACGGCAACCAGAACGCCGCGCAGAGACAGCAAGCCATCGACGACTTCCAAAATGACGTATCCCACTGTGTTGTGGTCAACATCGCGGCTGGCGGTACTGGTCTGTCACTACACGACATACGTGGCGAAAGGCCACGCATCTCCCTGATCTGTCCCACATTTAACGCCAAAGACTATCTGCAAGTGTTGGGCCGAATTCACCGCAACGGAGCCAAGTCAGACGCCGTGCAGAAAGTGCTTGTCGCCGCTGGAACAATTGAGGAGCATGTCATGAAAGCGATCAAGACAAAGACCGAAAATCTAGCCGCAATTCATGGGGCGTAAAATTTCCAACTTTTTTCTTTACACAACTTATGCCCTGCTTATCGTAGTGGCACTACTAATTAGATACACCGATTATGCCAAAAGACAGTTGCTACAAAAAAGTAAAGGCTCAGTATGATGTCTTCCCATCTGCGCGAGCCAGCCAAGCCATTGCCAAATGCCGCAAGGAATCCGGAAGCGTTCGCAAGAGCGAAGAGGGGACCAGCCTAAAGCGTTGGCAGAAAGAGAAGTGGGTTGACCAGAAGACTGGCAAGCCGTGTGGAGCTGGTGGCAAAAATGAATATTGCCGTCCGACAAAGCGTGTCTCCAGTGATACACCAAAGACAGCTGGCGAGATGTCATCGTCAGAAAAGAAACGCAAGATCTTGGAAAAGGCTCGCGTCGGCATGGGCAAACGAGTAACACCAGCTAAATAATATGTCATTCGGAACCGGAGCAGGAAAGGGCGATCTGCCACGCCACGTTGATGGCAATGCATATCGCGACAACTTCGATAGTATCTTTCGCAAGAAGCCGACTTATGCAGAGCTTCTCAAGAAGCACGACGAAGCAATATCGGAAGGGAAATTTGATAAAGCAGCAGAATACAAACAACAACTACAATCAGTAATCGAAAACCATGAATGAATACAACGACCCCAAAGGACATGCAGGATCACTCAAGACTCCGCTCGGACTTATCCCGCCATCAGCAATGGAACAAGTTGCTTGGGCGCATAAGTTGGGCGCGGACAAGTACGGTCCGTGGAATTGGCGCAAGACTGGCGTGTGCGCTAGTACTTATGTCAACGCCATCCTGCGCCATCTTAACGCATGGCGGGACGGAGAAGATCTCGATCCTGAATCCGGATTCTCGCATCTTGCACACATTGCCTGTTCCTGCAACATCCTCATGGACGCCGCTGCGGTAGGCAAGCTACAGGATGACCGCAACAAGCTACCGACTAACGGAGAAGATGAAGAGGATTCTCCGTTAAACGGCATGACCGACGAAGAGTTTGATAGAATCATCGCTTCGCTCAGAGGTGATTTGGAAGATTTCGGATTTGAGTTGTCCATTGACGATGTGCCCGAACCCGATACCGCGCCGGAATACCGTATCCTCAAAGAGGATGAAAGACTACGGACCGGTGACGAAGTCTATGTCGGAGAAGGTCATTGGTCACCAGTATACTATGAATATTGGCAGACGCCAGCCTATGTAAATAATGGGACCTACCGCCGCAAGATCACAAACTGTGATCTTAAAGAAAAGGTCGCAGATTGCGACCTTAAAGAAAAAACTTGTGATTCCGATTCGGAACCACAAGACATGGGTGA